GAACCCTGCTCAGAATACTGGGTTGACTCACGGTGAAATCCCGGTCTAAACTCAAGTTTATTAAGTCTGGAATCAGTAGAAGCCATTAGTTAACATCACCTTTTTCATAAGCCTCAAGTGCTGGTGAACGCCATGACCAGCCTTCTTTTGGATTTAAACTTGACAACTCTTCAAGAGTAGCACACTCATTCCACTCTTTGTATTTCTGACAAAACTCTTCTTGCCTAACTGCAATAATTTCTGTATACACTTTATTAAATAATTCTTCAACTTCATCTCTAGTTAATTCGTGACAATCACCATCTGCCCCTCTAACTTGAAATGTTTCAACATTACCCATATAACCAATTAATAAATAAACTAAATCATAAAAGAAAAATGAGTACACATTATTTTTAAACATAAAAGTTTTGTGAGTAAATCCAAAAGTAAACTCACCCACTATTTCTCCAAATTTTTCGTGTTTAATTTTATCTAACATACTTATGTCTTAATAATATAATTCAAAATAAATGTTGGCTGTACGTTATTATGTGCACTGCCTCCACCAGTATCAGAAGTTGGCAAAGTACCTTCAGCAGTATTTCGTGCATTGGCTGGGGCTGAATCTCCCTGTGCAAAGGAAGTAGACCCACCAGCATTATGGTCATGCGAAGGCATTTCTGAGATGGTTAATGTATGTTGCTCACCACCACCAGATGCACCCAAAGTATCGCCATCTACACCTCCGCTTTGTCCTGTCAGACGGTCGGCTGACGATCCACCCATATCGTCCTGACCGGCAACAACACGGCCACGAAGGTCAGGTAGATTAAATGTCGTAGCCCCGTCACCGACACCGTATGTCGTGCTAATGACACCAAATAGATCAGCATAAGTTGATCGGCTGATAGCTTGACCGTAGCAGAACAACCAACCCGACGGCTCTGTCGTACCTGCGTATGAATTGACCGTACCTGTCGGAGTACTGGACGGGATGGTGACGCTGGTAAACGACAACACACCGCTGCCGTCTGTTTGCATAAGCTGACCGCTGGTCCCGTCGGCTTCGGGCAATGTAAAGCTGATGTTACTGGCAACACTGGTAGGAGCTTGTAGTGAAATATAATTACCATTATCGGTATCTTGGAAACCAAGACTGGTATTTACTTTTACTGTATTAAACGTACCACTGGCAACTGACACTGAAGTTCCTGATAGTGCATTAAATGTACCGCCAAAGACTGACACGCCGTCACATACAACAATGCCAGTTGAGTTTTCAGTAAATGAAAGACCAGTACCAGCAGCCGTCTTAAGCGTCATTGAAGCCCCGGCTGAAACTGCAGTAAAGTTTGTCTTGACAATGTAGCCTTTAGATACACCCGGAATAACAACATTAATGTTATTACTTACTGTACCGACAAACTCAATAAATGCTGAACGGGATTGGTCCGCTGATCCATCGTTGTTAGTTAGGGTTGTGTCACCAATTGAAATACTTACAGTTGTATAAGCAGCAATGGCTGAGTCAACCAGATCAATTACGTTCTGGTTAAGAATATCACCCCAACTGTTTGGGTTCTCTCCGTCTCCCTGTTTTTCAAGACGAATACGAGTTGTATATGTTGAAGCCATATTTAATTTTTCCTTTTAAGCTATAGCCACTTATTAAAAAGTGCTGCAATCAAGGCACCACATGCACCTGAAACTAAAACCACCCCTGAAAAAACACCTTTACCTTTTGCAAGTTGAGTTTCAAGTTCACGTACACGAGCATTTAAAGCTGTAACTTCACTAGTTAAAGTTTCAACTGCCTGAATAAGTCTACCTAAATCTAGTTCGCTAAGTTTATCGTCTGACATGGCGTTCTTCTACTGTATTGTTAATAATTGTTTTTCCTGAATAGGCTGGACCAGTACAAAATCCTTGAGGAGTTTCAATAATAACAGTCCATGTTTTATTGTTAACGTAAAAATGAATAGGAACACCTGTGATAGTTAGTCCTGAAAAAATATGTTTTTCACCAAAATCTTCAGTTAACTTTCTATCCACTTCATTAAAGTCTGTATTACATATATTATCAGAAACCTGTGCATTAGCAAAGTTAACTGATGCTATAAGTAAAGCAAATGCTGCAAGATACTTAAACATTAGATTGAATCAGGCCAATTATAGATCGGCGCATTACCGGTCGGATTACCATCAACGTCCGTTGGGGTAACGAACAATGCTTTGAAGGCGTCCAGATCAGCACACGCTGCAATCTGTCCTTCAATAGTTCCTGCCGCTAGACGTACCTCGTTGCGATACTGCTGAATGTCCGTTGGGACGTCGATGTCAGTATCCTGCTTACGAATATACGCCCAGTCAGACTGAGACAGAAGCGAACCTTGTGTCTCCTTGATCTGTGCAATCCAGTTAGACTTCAGTCCCTTTGTAACGATCTGTACACCATCATCATCCAGAAGCGGATCACCATTTTCATCGACCTCATTGATGTCTTCCAGAGATTTTGGCGTACTCGTGTACGTGCCGTCAGCGTTTTGCGAGAACCAATAGAATCGCTCATCAGGTTTTGTCTGAGGGGCGACCCAGACAAGACCGTGAGCAACCTTCTCGTCCTCAGACCAGATAGCCCAGTTGGCCGGATGCTGAACGCCATTGTCGTCCGTCCATGCCCGACCCTCACGAATACGTTTTCCATTATATGTCCACATTGTCTTCTCCTATCGAGCCGGGACGGGGGCGACACCATCGCCGCCAAAGGGGTGTTCTGCAAATGCCATAAAGATGTAACTTCTGCCAGAGCCGTTAATGTTATTCTGGTTATCTCGTGGTTTAAAACCGTTCGACAAAATATCAATTTCAACAGTGGTCGAAGCAACTTCAGCCGCAGTACTTTCAGCTAATAGATATCTGCCGTCTGGATTATATGTTTGACGGGCCGTGTCATACATTGTCCATGAGTTAGCTACGCTGGAGCATTTAATCATGACCCAAGCAGGTCTGAAACCCGTAAAAATACATGGGCCATTTGTCGAACCGTTGCCCTCGAAGCTGCCGAACTTGCTAAAGCCCTCGACTTCGTGGAAGCAGTAGAAAATTGCCGGATTGCCGCCGGTCCACGATGCTCCTGTGTTGATAACTGTGGACGTTGGCTCTGCTGTATAAACAGTCGCAACTGCTGCCTGTGCGGAGGTGTCGTTCAGCTTCATGCTGTAAGTACCGCCGGATAGCCCTTGGTGCCAAACCCACCAGTTAAACACTTCGGTCTGCATACGGCCTATCACCATGTCGGGTGCTTGTGACAGTCCGTGACCAATCGTTCCACCCGCTCCCGCCATAGACGCAGCACGGACAATGCTAAATCCAGCCGTGGTATTAGCCGACACCGTGGACGTGATGGTGCCGTCTGTGTTGCTGCTAGATGTGCCGCCAGTCGTGTGCCACTGCCACGCTACATATGTGTCGCCAGATTGGTTGTAGTTTCGGTCGGTGGTGTCGAGGTCAAAGCCATTGGCCTCAAAGGTTATAAGAGCAGTTGCGTCCGTATCTTGGGCGTCAGTTTTATTCGGGTAAAGTCGTGAGGTTTCTCCACGAACACTGTCAAAAACCACATGGTTGTCAGCTACTGAACGAGGCTTTACCCAGAAGAAGTCAGGCTTAAAGTCTCCGGCGTTTGCGTCGTTTGTGATTGACGTGCCGCTAACGCCCGTGCCGGTATAGACATTAGTGTAAAAGTGAGCCGAGCCGTCAGCGATTGTAGGTGTAGGCAGGTTGGCGGTGGACAGGGCTTTGTATCCCGTATTGGGCGTACCCCACCAATCGGCCTCCTCAAAAAATGCCGTGATATTGCGAGAGGAGGTGTCATGCAACGTCGCGGTAAAGATACCTTCACCGTCAAAAGCAATACCGTCAGAGGAAGTAAGTTTACCGCCTTGGCTTGTCTTAGTTCCGCCGCTCGTCACGATAAAGTATTCGACTTCGTTGTTGGCAAAGTCAACTTCGATACCGACACGGTTGGCTCCCGGCGCAGTTTGGACATCGCTGGTAGCGTTATACTTGCGGGTCCCGTTAGACCCGTAATAGCTGCCGCCGAAGTTACTAGCGTAGCTTTCAGCCAAGCCTCCGTCCCAATAACTGCGAACAACACCGGGACCGGTAATTGAAGAAGTCCCGCCTAGTAGAAACTCAGCGTAATGTTTTCCGGTGCTAGAAATCGTTGTTCCGGTGTGGCTAACCTGAGAACTCTTACCTGCGACGTAGAGATTACCATCTGCAAAGGTCGGCTTGTACGAGCCAGTGCGTCGGAAGAACAACGGGTTCCATGTTGCATGGTTAGCGGTCGGTGTATCGCCGCGCTGATCGTCAGTGTCCAGCCCTGTTGATGTCCAATCATGTCCATTGCCTGAAAAATCTTCGCCAAGGTCAGCAGCAGTCGCTCCTGTAAGATACCAGCCGTTCGTTCCGTAGGCTCCTGTATATTTTTTTGGAATCCAAACGCCGTCGTCGTTGTACTCCCCAAAGGAAGTTGCGTCTAATGCAGTGCCATCAACAAAATTAATTTCGGCCATATACCCTTCAAAAGTTTCTGTACCTGCGTAGGATAGTCTTCCAAGATCATGCTCCACGGTATTGTTGACCGCAAATTCACGGTTTAGAGAAGGGTATGTTGCCGAAACAATATCTGTAATCTGAATTCCGTTTAGATAAACTTTAGCGCGATCAGCCTCCGTAGCGTCGGTAGTGTCTATACGAACTACAATGTGATACCACGCGCTTACATCGCGTAGCAGAGGCGCATATCTAATTGCCATCGTCGAGCTACTTGCAACCAAATACAACTGGTCAGCATTTGTAGAGGCACCGTCAATTCTGAGATGTAGAAAATTACTTGAACTGGCATCAGCCCCAAAAATAACAGCGTCTGCGCTACCAGAAAGTGTCGCTAACGTGCTTCGTTTAATCCAACCACTCCACGTCCATGTACGACGATCTGATGCGCTGCTAGGTGTCCGGTTTAAGTAGCCAGTCGTAGGTGACGGAAACCGGATCGACTGATCGATGGTGTAACCACCAACACCAGCACCAGCCGCACCTGCAATTATGTCGTTTTGAAATACCACTATTATTCCTTAGTCTTTAATGATTCTGTTAGCATATTAACAAAAGCTTGTTTGCCAACTTCTAACTGATCTACATTAAATCTAGCAGAAGTAAGTTTACGATCTAAATCAGCAATGTGGTTTACATATAGCTGTTGTTCTTCAGACATATCTTCATATTGATATTCAACATCGTCAATAATGATTGGGGTCTTTTCATTTTTTCCCATCTTTATTTTCCTTTAGTTATTGTTATTAGACTAAGCAGCCCACGGAGTACCGCTACCCTCAACAGGATTTTCAATTAGCTGTAGCTGTGCGGCTACGTTCGCCTCAATGGAAGCAACCTCGTCAGCACCAAGGGCATCCAGCGTCCACTGAAGCGCCTCTGCCTCGGTGATGTCGGCATACGGGGTAAAGTTTGACAGGTCATCTGTCGGGATAGCTACGGACCCGTAGACCCGTGCCTGATTACCGGAGGCATCTTCGTCGATGCACTGCCAGTGCGAATTATTGACCACGTCGGTATGTCCGTCTTCAGACAGGGCGTAGTCAAGCTGTACAATAGACCATGTAATTGCCATGGGTTTCTCCTAACTTAGATTGAGTGATGCCACAGCGTGTATTTCTGTAGCTGATTTTACAATGTAGTCAATGCGATCTACAGCGTTAGTACCAGTTGAAAGTGTCGGGGCAGTGCCACCGGCAAATTTCCAGTAGGAACCAAATGATAGTGTACGACCACCTGTTGCATCTTGCACGACAAAGATACTACCTGTCTGACCTGCATCAACATTTGTTGGATTGGCAAGTGTACGGTTGCCGCCTAGCGTTACTGTAAAGTTTTGATTAGCATCGAAGTCAGGCGTGATGGTTGCGCCATCTGTTAGCGTTCCGATTAAAGCACGAGATGCTTTGGTAATTTCAAATTGTTTTGCAGGGCTGGTAGTACCGATACCGACGTTACCGCTGGTATCAATAGTTGCCCTGATGCTGCCTCCGGTTGCAAACTTTAGCGGGTGTGCCGACCATGTGCCAACGTAGGCGTCATTCGTGGCGTTGCTGTTGCCATATGCCCAGAGGCGTAGATCAACAGGGGTTCCTCCGCTGTTTGGGTCGTAGGCGTTAAGCCACGTTCGATCCCCGTAGCCCAAAACTGCGGGGGTACTCGCACCAGTCTCAACAGTAACTTTAGCGCCGCCAACACTGGACGTGCGTCCCACCGCGACATTGCCGCCGCTGTCGATACGCATACGTTCTGTATCACTTGATCCTGTAGCGAATACTAGATTGTCACCACTATCTGCTCTTACCCCAGCAGAAACGCTACCTGCTCCATCATGAAATGCAATACCGTTAGTGCCCTCTAAAATGCCTATGCGACCTGCTACATCTAACAAAAAATCTGGAGACGATGTACCAATACCGACGTTGCCGCTGGATTCGATACGCATAACCTCGTCACCAGCGCCAAACGGATTAGCATCAGCAGCATTGTCCTGCATAAACTTGATGGGACCACGGCCATATGCAGTTGTACGTTCTTGAATAATAGCAGCTTTGGGTGCGTATACTGTTAACGCAGCTTCAGCCGACGAAGTGACTTGAAATGCTATACCGGCAGCGTGGTTCCCACCCCCTTGATTTTGGAGGAGGAGTTGCGTGGCAACTGCAGAATTAACTTCTTCATAAACATGTAATTTATCAAGTCCATTAACGCTGCCAATACCAACATTGCCGCTGCTGGTGATACGCATCTTTTCTGAAAGCGTACCTGAGTTCGCTGTCGAAAAAACTAGTTGGGCTGTTTCAGACCCAGCCCCACCATTTGTCACGCCTGAACGAATACCAGCAACTTCAACTGGCGTTGCGCCATATGTAAAGCCAATTCGTGCACCTGAAGTTCCGCTATCATAACCTGTTGGATTTATGTCTCCAGCGATATGAATAATTCGATTACTGTATGCTCCTGATCCAGTAATATCCAGTTTCGTTGATGGACTAGTAGTACCAATGCCGACGTTGCCACTGCTGTCGATGCGGACCTTCTCAGCATTAGCTACAAAAAATGTAACAGGATGATTTGACTTCGATCCAAATTGAACGGTTGGTCCGCCACCAAGCGTGATTTTTCCAGTCGTGGTGCCGTCGGTGACGATAAAATTCTCGCCTCCCAGCGCGGCTGCTGAACCAGACCCAATAGCAAGGTTGCCTACAATAGTCTGGGCATAGTTTGCATTAGGGCTGCTCGTTCCAATACCGACATTGCCGCCGACATTAAATGTACCGCCAACTGATGCAGATGTAATAACTGTTAGTGTATTAAATGTTCCACTATCAGCAGATACGTTACCTTCAATTACTGCATTAATTGATGTAATAGCCGCAGCATTAACTGATGTTAGGGCTGAAACACCTGCAACAACTGTATTAATAGAAGTAATTGCTGCAGCATTGACACTTGTAAGAGCAGAGACATTTGCAACTACTGTATTAATAGATGTAATTGCATTTGCATTTGCAGTAATGTTGGTGTTGCTGTTGCCAATACTTGTTGCCAATGCTGCAGATACAGCAGCTAACTCTGCACTCGTTGCATAGTTTCCACCATCACCAATGATTGCATTGATTGAAGTGATTGAATCAAGATTAACTTGTGTTAAAGCAGATACTACAGCAACCTCTGTTACATTTGCCGCTGAAACACCTGCAATAAGAAGTTCATCTGTATCAACATTGGTTGCTGAAACAATACCAAACTTTGCTGATCCTGTAACTGCAATAGCAGTACTAACTGAAACAGTTCCAAAGTTTTGGTTAGCACTTACTGCTACTGTACCGCTAACTGGAATAGATGCAGACACCGCACCATCTACAGTTATTCTAATACCCTGACCAGCTTCAATTCTTTTTACTGTACCACCTTCAGCAGACGGAACATTAATAAGGTTTGAACCATCACCATAAAAGAACCCTGCACTAACTGTACTTGAGAATGTACCAGTTGTTGCATTAACTGCTGATGTGCTTACAACTGCAGGACTAAATGCCCCAGTAATAGTAAGGTTGCCACCAACTGAAACATTTGAACTAAAGTTACCAGTTGTGCCTTCAAACGTACCGCCTGTAAATGTATTTGCAGTCACTGCTGAAACACTTACACTTGTAGCTGCCCCTGCACTTACAACCTGACCTACTGCATTTACTTCAAAGTTTGTTGCAGGACCGTATGTACCAGAGGTAACACCAGTTGTATTTAAGAAAATATTTGGATTGCCTTCAGTACCGTCAGCATTTGTAATTGAAACACCAGTACCAGCTACAAGAGTTCTACCATTAATATTGGTGCCACTAACTGCAATAAAGCCAGTGTACGCCGTAATATCAGGAACTGCATTAAGTGCTGAAGCAGTAGCTGTAAGGGTTGTACCATTAAGCTGGAAAGTACCGTTGATGTTGACTGCTGACTGACTTAACTGTAGTGCACTGTTTGTGCCACTACCATCTTGTATAGTCTGAACTGAAGTAGTTAGACCAGCATTGTCACTACCAACCTGTAGTAGCTGCTTATAAGTATTTGCAATATTTTGACCAGTAAGTGTTGCCATTATACATTATTCCAATTGCTAGTTTCGTCTTCCCAGTTTACGTTAGCATTATTCCAGAGTATGTTGCGATCATCATTAAGTGGTGGACGGGGATCACGGATTGAAGGATCGTCAAATGTATTTGCAACTCTGTTCTGCGGATGGTTCTTTAAATCAAATTGGCCTTCCCAATCAGTAGGGCAAACCAACATACCATAACTATTTTTCTTTAAAACACGATGTGGATACTGAAATCCGCATGTGTCACATATGGCAATTGCCCTTTTGTTACTAGCCATATTATACTCTATTTAGTCGTGGTTTCAAATAATAACTTGCTCTTTCACGATCTTCTGACATTGCCCTTGCAAGACGTTCTTCATACTCTGCCTTAAGAAACTGAATACGACCACCTTCAACACCGGGACGTTTCATAGATAGTTGATATGCCAAACCAGCGGTAAGACATGGTAAAAACCTTCTGGAAATATCAGCAGTCTGTATTGCAGATTTATTAACATCTTCCATATATCTCACTTTTTCAAACTTAAGAAGATCAGTAGTGTTTTCAGGAATAGGCCATAGATAAACTGTTACTCCTGCCTGTCCTCTACGAACTGCATATTGTGAGGGTCTGCCTGTCTGTCCCTTACGTGGAAGACGCAAATACTCTTCCATTGAAATACGTTCAAGTTGCAAATCAGTATTATCTCTATTGACAACTGTCTCAAGAACATCTACAACTGTTGAGCCTAGATCATATGCTGTTACGCTAGTAGATACTGAAACCGTTGTAGTGTCAGCAGTCCACAGCAAAACGCCACGATTCTGCCAATCCTGTAGCAGCAGGTTAATTGAACGACGAGCAGACTTAGGTTCATGACCTAGCGTCTCTTCCCCACCAATCATCTCAGTTGCTTCTTGGATAACTTCGTCAATATCCAATGAGAAGTTAAATGTTCCTGAAGTAGTCATTATTTTTTAAACCTTTCATAAGCATAAGCAAGAAACCCTGCCATAATACCTGTAGCTAATGCTTCATAAAAAAAGTCACCAAAGTGTGTTGGATGTACAATATAATCACTTATTGATGTAAATAAACCAACTATCCATGCTACTATAAAAGGAGACATATTTTTATTAAACTTTACTAAAAATAAACCTGTTAATATTCCTGTTATTGTAGCTGTTTTAGAAGCAACAAAAGCATGGTTTAAAGATAAAGATAAAAAGTTACCTTGTACCATCATAGTACAACAAGATATAAAAGCTTGTATCCATGCTTCTGAAAATTTATTTAAAAACTTTTTCAACTTACACTCTAGGTTAAACTTTTTTAGTCAGAAGAGTTATCTTTTAGATTTACTTCTTTACCAGTTACCTGTGGGCCTTTACGTGCTGCACCAAAGCCCTGACCAGTTGGTTTGCCAGTTGACTCAAAGACATCCTTTGGGTCATTGAAGGCACCAACATAAAACTTTGAAGTATACTCAGTTACCTTTGCCATTACGTTTTCCTTTCTTTGGTTTCTTTTTGGTTCCGGGTTTTGAAACCTGCTGGGCCATGCTTGATCTTCCCATTGCCATTATGCTTTACCTCTACGTTTAATACCACGAACTACTTTTTGTGACTTAGGTGGCATTTTCTTTGAACCGCCCTTACCTGCCCAAAAAAACTTATCTGCCCAGTATGCAGGACTTTCCTTACCACGTGCAATGTTCTTTGCATGGCGTGACTTAAATGACTTACGTGCTTCAGGAGAATAATTGTGGCCCATGCTTTGTGCACCAAAGCGAATTACCTTTACACCGCCAGAACCTGTACGAACGGCAACTACGCCTTTCTTAGTAGGATGGCTTGGTGTCTTCTTTGGTTTATTGAGACCTGACAAGCCATAACGCTTTAGCTTTGCCTTTTCTGAATCACTGAGAGCCATTATGCTTTTCTCCTGTATGGCTTTACTTTCTTTGCTACAGTCTTTGGTTGCTTTACAAACTGTTTACCTTTTTTAGTACCAGCCCGTTTTGCCTTAGTCGTTGCAGCGTATTCTTTTGAACTTAATTTCTTAATTGCTTTTTCAGGAAGGTATCTTTCACCAGTTGCTTTTGGTCCTTGAGTTGAAGGTTTACCAGACTTAGTACGCCACTTCTGTTTAGTCCAAGATGAAAGAGATTTTTGTGTTTTAGATTTACCACCAGTATAACCACCACCTGCAGCTTTGTAACGCTGTGCAAGTAGCTGGGCTTTACGTGCTGACCATTGACCAGCTTTACCGCCCTTGCTACTTGCCATTACCTCTTTTTTAATCCGCTCACGCAGTTTTGGTTTTGTATACCCTGCCACGTTTCTTTCCTTTTGGTTTACTCTTACCTGCACTGCTTAGTGCAATTGCCACTCGTTGTTTTGCAGGATACCCTTCCTTCTTTAACTTACGAATGTTTGCACTAATTGTTTTTTTACTAGTACCTTTTTTAAGAGGCATTAGTTACATTGCCTTTCCATAACCACGCATGGCGCAACCAACGCCACGTGGTTTTGCAACTGTACCTTTACCAGTACCTGCTTTGTATTTTTTAGTTTGCTTACCAGAAGTATAATTACCCAAGCTACCAGCTTTGCCGCGAGTTGCTCCTCCAGCATGAGTTGGCTTTGGTTTAGGTTTGGCATTTTTTGTTAAACCGCCTCTAGACAACTGACCAGCTTTTCTTACATCACCAAAATTTGACGTATCAATTTCAACTTCACTAAGATTAGGTCTTTGTCTTTTAGGTTTTCTTTCTTGAATAACTTTATAGTATTTACTGTCTGATCCCTTTGCTACTTCTGCTCGTTTAGCAGACATTTTTAAACCATCATATTCACGTGAAAGTTTTTGAAATTCATTTTCTTTACGAGTATTTTTTCTTGAAGTTGTAGTTGTACTTGCTGTACTTCCCTTTGGCTCAACTGATCTAGCACGATATCGTTTACCTGCTCTAGCCATTTTATCGTCTTGAGCAGCTTTTCTTTTTGCTTTTTTAGCAGTTTTACCAGAAACTCCTACACCTATATCCAGAAGTTCTTTTACAATTTTACCTTTTGCCATTACTTTGAACCTTTCATTGCTCGACCATAACCACGTTGTGCAGCACCACAACCACGAGGTTTACCAACCTTACCACCTTTTTTAAACTTACCAGTTGTATTAAATTCATCACCAACTTTAAAATCTTTACTCTTGGTCATGTTAATAACTTTAGGTTCTTTTTTACCTGACTTGGAAAGTTTTTTACCAATCATGTAAGCAGGGCTAAATGCAGATAGTACATTTTCAGCACCACCTTTTGATGCAGCATATGCAGGTGAAAGGTAAGAAAGAAGCCCACCCTTTGCATAATTACGTTTTGTCTTTTTCATTACTTTGTACCTTTCATTGCTCTGCCATAGCCACGAAGAGCCATGCCAACACCACGAGGTCTAGAAGATTTCTTGGCTACCTTGCCACCCTTCTTGCGACGACCAATACTTTCGCCCATCATTTCAAGAACATCTTTAGTTGTTTCTTCAGGTGAACTATACTCACCACGCATCATAGAATCAATCTGCTCACGAGCATAACCGGGATCACCTTCACTAAATCTACGACCAGTACCTACACCACCTTGTTGAGCCTCTCGACCCATACGGCTCATAAACTCTTCACCCGTTTCATTCTCTTGTTTAGAAATCATGTCACGTGCACGTTTACGGGTCATACCTTCTTTGGTAGCAACTTTACCTCGTTTACCTTTTGAAACTACAGTTGTTTCAGCTTCATCTGATCGACCACGCATACCTTTCCCAAGCTCTTTACGCTGTTCAGCTTTTGAAGTTTTACGTGTAAGTTTACGTGCTTTGCGTGTACCAGTAGGTGTTTGCCTTGGGGCTGAAGCACCTTTCTTTTTTGCGCGTTCCTTCTTTTTATAAGCCTCACGTGCATCGCGCTGCATTTGTTTACGTGCACCCTTAACAGCTTCTTCACCGTATTTCTTTACGGCTTCACCTCTACCTTTTGAACCGGCAAACTTAATAATCTCACGAGCAATTTTTGCAGTAATAGCCATTTATTTTCTCCGAATAAGCTTTTTAATTCGCATTGGGAATGATCGTATTGTCGCCACCAGCCGGAGAAAAAGGCGACTGCATGTCGTCGCGCCTTGTACGACGAGCTTGGTTCCTCTGCAAATCCAAGATTTGATTGTAGACATTTTGATAAGTCCCTACTTGTGAATAGTTCTTCATGAATAACATAGCCTCAATCATTGACGCATTGAACAAAAGATCATATGCGTAATCACTAAAGTAATTAGTTTGGTTTGCTGAAGTTAATGCGGTAGGTTTGTTAACATGAACAATCTCACCGTTAACTGTAGAGGCGGGTGTTGGTGCAATTAAAATTGTTGTGTTATTTCTTCGTGCGTAATACTTTGGCTCTGACGTTGAAGCTGATACAGGCCAGTAGTCATTAATAAATTCATCAGTACGCTGAAGAAGATTAATCTTTGAACCATCGCTTGTAATATTTACATTCTTAACAATACGAGTTCCTGAAGGAAGTGTTACCTTGTTATTACCTGCAGCTACTGCAACAGACGTATACGTAACCAAACCATAATCGTCAAGGTCTTTTGTTAATCGCTCTTCAGCACGATTAACCATATTAGGAATATAATTATAAAACTCTGTAGAGTCATCCTCTGCAGCAGCTATAATATCTCCAACAAGGTAAGTGTAATTAGCCATAGAAAACCGTAGTCGTAGCAATAGAGGTTGGTGCTGAAACTTTTACTGAACCATACATTCTTACGCCAAGGCCCGGAAGATAAACATCATTAACATCGGTAGCTGTTGTATTAACATACTTGATGTTGTTTCCGTTTACTGTGCCATAGGCATCGGTTTCAGTTCCTGTAATTAGAAACGTACCAACGCCTGAAGACTGTACCGCATGAAGTCTTGTATCAGTAACAGTAACACTGGTCACAGTATCAAGCACTGCGCCACTACCAGTTACAAAGCCTACTCTAATATTTGATGCCATGATGTTCCTCAATCATTTGCGCGATATTCATTACATTATATCGCATTAGTTAGCACAAACAAAGCAGAGAAGGGACATTACTTTTCGTAACACCCCTTCTCCTTTTTGTTTACCTAGCTAAGTTAATTAGCTTGGGTTTGCGCCAAAGAAACCGCGCCAGTCAGACCAGCCGAAGCTATAACGCTCACGAGCCTTGAAGCGAAGGTTGCCTGTGTCGAAATCCTCTTCCATCTTGGTGGCGAGAGGTGCACGGACAAACATCTTTGTACCGTTAGGTACATCGGTCTTAAGGAACCAGTTATTCGTATCAGTGAAGCGACGGTTTACAAAGAAACCACCGGGAACCATACCCTGATTACGAACACTGTTGATGTCATTGACGTTGGTTGCACCAATGGAAGTATCATTGGGGTTAACGCCAATTGTGGTTGACATCGTGCTGTTAAGAACCTGATCGGCAGTAAATACTAGATCGGTTGGAACATGCAGTGAAACTGCCTGTGCACCGATTAGAATACCACGGTCGTCCTTAATCTTAGAGATGGCAATAAGACCAGCCTCTAGTGAAGACTCACTCAGATCAGAAGCACCAATTACGTTGGACTGGTTGCCGCTAATGGTTGGGTGAGAAGCAGAGAATAGGGCAACGCCGTCGCCACCTGCATAGGAACCACCAGTGAAACCGTTGTTGAAAACATCGGCGGCTTTGACCTGCTTGGTGTTAGCCATTGCACGGGCAAGACCACGTGCACGAAGCTTGGAGAACGTATCATAAAGATTGTCTTCCATTGCTTCTTCAGTGATGGCAAATGCAAGTGCTACAGTCTCGTGTGTATAACGAGCGGTGTAGCCTTCCTGTGCCTGATCGTACTGGACCGCAGCACCTTCACCCTTTGTTGGGGCAGTGCCGAATCCGGTGAATAGTACTTCCTCTTCAAATGCACGATCTGAATTTTCAGTCTCAAAGAGAGAGGCATGTTCGTCATCGACGCTGCCATACTCAATGCCGAAGATGGCATTTAGACCGGGAAGTAGTTCTTTTGCAATACTAGCTCTATTGATAGCCATTTGTTAACCCTCCTTAGTTAGCTGAAGCGTCGGCTGAGATATACGCATCAACGTGGCGTACAATCCGAACCTCAAGCTTGGGGAAGGCACGTTCAGCAGCGACTTCAATGTCGTTACCGGGTTCATCAACTACAGCAATTGGGCGAAGCATTGCGCTGCCGGTTGTGCGGGTAGACGCATCTAGTGCGAAACCTGAACGACCAGTAACGGTTGAACCTGCGCCAAGTGCAACTTGGAAGTTTTGTGAGTTGATGTCACCAATTGAGCATGAAGCATCAGCCTGTACGACGAAAGTTGCCTGTGGATTATCAACTACCATTGCATAAGCATCGGAAGCTGAAGTACCAGCAGTCCAGAAATCGGACCACTTTGGTTCCCCATTGACAACATAGCGACAACCAATAAAGACACCCATTGCCTTATCGGTGGTTGTAGCTAGAACATTTACATACCCTGCAGCATTTGTAACGATATCACCAGCAAAAATGTTGCTGTTATAGGCTGAAGCAATTGGATACTCATTTGCTGCAGCACTATTTGGTGAACCACCACGGATGCGTGAAGGGCGAAGACCGTCTGGATTTGCAGTAGCAGTCATATCAGTTCTCCCTTGTTAATACTGTGACAGCAACAAAAGACAGTCCCGACTTCATTGACTAGTCGTCAAAAGAAGCCGCACGGCCTCGTGTTACTTTAGTTCTACTAGAGTTTGAAATGGGCATTGCTGAATTGCTTTCGCGCATAAGCTGGGCATTAACAGCATCAATCATTTCTCTACTCTTGTTCTCATAAAATTCTTTTCGGGACTGTGCACGAGCCTTAGTCATCTTTGCTAGGGCCAAATCTCCACGACAGATTGCGCCAGTGTATTTCCCTTCCTCTTTCACGAAAGAGTTATGAGCCATTTCAGGAACTTCGTCAATGGTAACAAACTGCCACCCCTCAGAAAGACGCTTACCAATATTCTGGATGTCATCTCTGCCCTTAAGTAAAATGCGAATCCAACGGAGCGTCATACCTTCTTGATCAAAACGATCTTTGATAATCGGCGGGATTGTGAGCCAGTCTTGCTCTTCAAATACGTCGTTTTCCATTTCTCTTGTCTGGACTTCCCTAGTGTTCTCATTACGTGATGTTGTTGTACGTGTCATAGTATTATCCTTTCAGCGCATTAACCAATAGCGGTATATTCACCTGAAGAGCGTTCAGCCTTAAGCTTCTCTTCAGCGTATCGTTCAAGTGGAATCCCCCACTTATTTGCAAGACGGATATCTTCTTGCGTAAGCTTGACCTTCTTTCCAGAAGAAGGAGATGCTGGTGTGCGTGACGCACCGGCAACCACCTGAGTCGAGTTTGACGCACTCGACTTACGAACTGCAGGTTGCTCTTCGACTGGAGCAGCCTGAAACTTATGTGGAAACTGTTCGCGCATACGGCGATCAATCTCTCCATAAAACTCATTGTCTGAAGGATTAAACCCCTCATTCTTTAACTCATAGTCCAGCGCAAGTGCTGCTGCAGTCATTATGTTGTCAGAACCAAACCATTCGTTTTGTCCTGCCCATTCAACAGCCTTTGGATCATACTGTGGCTGTTGCTGCTCCTGTCCCTGCTGCTGTTGAAACTGTTCAGCTTCTTGTATCTGCCGTTCAATCTCACTGTTATATTTTTCCCATGAACTCTTGCTGCTATTAACACCTGTCATCTCAGCATAAGCTTGGGACATTGCCTCTTGAGCTTCAAGCATCTCAGCAGAATTACCTTCATCTGCGGCGCGTTGATATGCTCGTTTGGCATATTCAATTTTGTTCTGAAGAAACTGTTCGTTTGAGTCAATGCTCTTCTTTAGTGAAGATGCAATATCTTTTTCCTGTTCACGTAGTTTCTTCTGCAGATCATCCTTTTCTTTTTGTAGCGCAGCAATCTGTTCTTCACGTTCCTTGCGCTGCTGGACTAACTGCCTAATTCGTTTCTGTGCACCTTTAGTTTCAACGCCTTTAAGCTCTGAATCTGCTTGTGCTTCGGCTGGTTCAAAACCTTCTTCTGCATCTTGTGCAGGTTTAGTATCTGGTTCAGGCTCCGGCTCAGTCTCAGTCTCAATCTGTACTGGCTCTGAAGCGACAGCCACTGGTTCATTTTCTTCTTGACCTTCTACTTCAAACTCAACCTTTTCCCTTTCTGTAGGTGCAGGGTTAAGATTAACTTCATTCCATTCTTCTGACATTTATTTTTTCCTTTACGCAGTTGCGAAACTTACGATTACGCTAATAAGTTATATAGTAACTGATAAAACTTAATTTGACAAATTATAAGTTGGGTCTAACTCTGTGGGGTCATTAACCGTCATCATTACCTGATCGTCAAACAGAAGCATTAACTTGTGTCCCTTATAGTGAAACTTGGTTCCTGCATGTTTGCCATAACAAACATAATCACCAGCTTTACACCAAGGACCATTTGCAAACTTCTCTTTGTCCTGATATGCCAAGTCCCCAACTGTAAGAACTTTACCAACAGTTGTAAGATATGCCATATCTTCCTGTGTGGAATCAGGTAGAATAATTCCACCTTTTGTTTCCTGCTTTACTGACACTGGTCGAATAAGCAGAAAGTAACCCGGAATACTTGGTAGTTCATTTTCAGTTAGATCAGGAACTTCACCGTTTGTAATCCACTGGTCATTCTTAATGGCCTTTGCCATTCCAGCCTGAATCATATCTACTCCTTTTTATTCTTGTTCTTCTTCGTAGATGCGTTTGTTTACTACATCCTTTAGTGTATCGGTACACCATTCAATAGCAGTGATCTGTCCGACCATCTGTCTGTACTCATGATATTCAGATGCTGCACCGTTCGCAAGAGAATTTTTCATCTCTTCTTGCTTTTCCTGAAACTTTTTCAGGATGTCATCCCATAGTGTCATTATTCAATCGTATCGTCTTTTGCCAAGTCAGTTACAATATCCGCAGCTTTTAGTATGCGATCATTGGTCAGGTTCTCTTCCTGTTGTAGTAGGTCAGCAAAGATTTCAACTGCCTTCATTGCCTTCTTAGCATTACGATCTTTTTCTTTCTCATCTGACTTAAGAATTTCACTTGCACCCTGAGTATAAGCATCAACTGAAAGTTTCATCTCTTTAAGCTGTAGCTCTCTATTCTTCAGTGCACCTTCAGCCTGTTCCTTGGCAATCTGTGCTTGAAGTTTCTGCTGCTCAATATTGAGACGCTGACCTTCAAGCTGTACCATCTGCTGTTCAGGTGTAATGTTCATACCCTGCTTGGCAAGAGTCATGTTAGTCTGTGCAATCTGTTGTGCTGCCTGTGCCATAATCATTTCAGCAGTCTGCTCATCAACTGACTGACCTGCCATTGCAGCCTGTTGTTCAGCTTGTTCAGCCATACCGCCAATCTGCTCCTGATACTTGAGGATCATGTGTTCCTGAATGTTTGCCTGTAACACCGGAACAATTCTTTGCATTGCAGGATTAGCACCGTTCATTGGGTCTTGAATGTATGCTGTTTTCATTGCAACATGTGCATCATGGTTCTGCCCTACAAATGCCTGAATAGGCATCCCTTTAACTGCTGCCAGAATATCTGACATTGGATCAAGTGGAATAGGATCAGGCTTATCAGGCATAATCTTATCAAGGTTAGGAACATTAGCCGCTGACAAGATTGTGCGATTAAGCTCTTGCATATTAAACATACCCGGAGGACTTGACTGTGCAAGGTTAAGCGCAAGTTGTGCGAGGGCCATCCGGTGTGCATTGGAAGGAATGTTAGGATCACTAACAGGAACTACATCAACACGCCCATCAAAGTCACGGCGATAAATTGTAATTGTGTCATCGGGAATATCATGTGCTTCTTCATCTGGCAAGTACTCGTAGTTTAATCTTGCAAGAAGTTTAAACTCGTCCTTCTGTGCCCTATGCAAACGCTTATGAATAGCACTGAAGAACTTTGAACTTGCTTCAAGCAATGCCATTGTCGTACCGACTGGACCATAACTGGCAGCATCCGACACCATCTGCTCAGTGGTGTCAGCAAACTTCTGGCCTGTCTGTGAAATAAAGTTAAGCATGTTGTACAGGGTTGCGCTTGGTTCCTTGTATGGAAGTGGCACAATTGCCTGTTGCAAATTAACGCCCGTTGCTTCAACGTCCTTAAACTCACCGGGACTGATAGGATCATTGTCTCCAACAATCCGTACACCCTTCTGCTTGAATCCGCCGGGAAGGTTAGCAAACTGACCTGCATCTACCAATGCTCTCATTGCAGCGGTAGCGGTCATGGTAAGATTGCCAAGGAAGTGAATAAGACCAAGGCCGTAGAATCCAAAGCCGGGAACGTAGCGATAATGAGTGAAAAACATTTTCTTCTGCTTAGAAGGGTCGTTAGGGTTGTAGTTTCTGCGAACTGACAAAACACTTCTGGACTGCTCTTCAATCGTTACAATATAGGGTAGGGCGAGACCGTCATCCTCTTCAGTAAGTTCCGTTGGCAATTCTAAATAGCAGTGCTGTTCAAGAAGAACGTACTGCGGGTCATGCTGTGAAGAGGGGGAAAGACCTAGAATTGTATTCATCTTCTCAGCCATAGCGGTCTGAGAGGGAACTGCAGCCGTAGGTAGGTCGATCTCCGCATACATTCCTGCGTTAATGCAGCGTTGGAGTTCGATGGGACTGCGATAGATTAAGTGAGTATAACGGTCTGCCCGTCGCAGGTCCGTGGCGTAGTACGACACGAAGAACTGGTCAATAGGCACAAACTCAGAGACTGGCCTATTGAGTGTAGTATCAAAGTAAATCTTTTTAAATGCTGAACCGATTAGCGGAAGGTTAAATAGCATCCGCTCTGTTTCATCGAAGTATTCAGGAATCTGCTCAGTCAACTGGTAATTCATAAATGTCTTGACGCGCTGCGCTTGTTGTTCGCGCCGCTCATCTGACTTACCTACGATCTGTGTTCTGACAGGACCAGCAGGAGGAAATAACTCCTGCGTTGCCTTTGACTGGAACTTAACTGCTGACTCAATAATTAGGGGATGGACTGCAGTACAGGCACCTTCAAATGGTTCAGATGCTTCCTCAATCTTTAGACCAAGGAGATCAAAGCCACGCTCAAACATTGACTCCCACTCAGCCCGACTTTCTTTGTCAGCTTCATAGTTGTCAAGTACCTGATTTGCAATTTCCTCAAGAGTGTCCTCGTCTAGATCGTCAACAAGGTTCTTGAAAAAACCTTCTTCATCGTCCATTGCATATTCAGGAATTTCATCTGGTCCTTCATCTGAATTACCAAACTCAATAACCACACCACCGTCATCTTCAAACTCCATATTAACTGGACCTGTTTCGATTTCAGTGCTATCAGGACCAATACCAATCTCAATGATATTGTCTCCTTCAATGCGATCAAACGGATTTCTTTCTACAGCCATTAAAACTTCCCCATAAATAATTCTTCACACTTAATACTTGAAAGTATATTACTAACTTCTCCAGTATGCAACCTTTTTCTGCCTACGTGGATTAACATCATCTTCCCAGTCAGGGTCTTCAGGATGTGTCAATCTCCAGCTTTCCTTGACATACTGGATTGCCATTGTCATTGCGTCCACTTGGTCATCGTGCTGACCATAGGGAAATGACAATGCTTCACCTATCAAATCTTCAGCCCATGCCTTTTCTGCTGGTAGCCATACCCTGCCTGACTCAAGCATAGGCGTGGAAGCATATACCCTTGAAGTCTTGTCACGATCAGGCAGGTATTCCATGACTGGCAACCCTGACCGTCTCATATCCTGAATAAGGGATTGACCACTTGCCTTCTTTTCAATCATACATACATCAGGCATAAACTTCATATACATTTCTTTTGCCAGTCTTCTCAACTCAGGATATTCAAACCTACCCTTGATGTTTGACAACAAGATTAGGTTAGAGGCAAAGTCTTCAGTACCATCCTCATATTCTTCAGGCATGGCAAAGATGCCCCATGTCTGGATAACACTATAGTCAGCCGTTGTCTTGGTTGAGAACGCAGTATCGTAAGTCTGGATTACAAAGTCACAGCTAGGCGGGTCGCCATACGGCCAGTCCTGCAGCCACTTACGTTTAATCAGCCCACCTTCTTCAGGTGAGGGGTTCTGCATGTAAAGGCTTTCCCAATACTTGCTACCATTGCTGTTTCTGATTTCTTCTTCATCAATACGCAATAGCTCGTCCGGCTTCCACTGTGGGAAGTAGGAAGACCCTACAGGTAGGCCCAGCAGTTCACTTGCAGGTTCATCTATCCATGCAGGAATACTGATTACTTCCCACGGCAATGAATACTCCAAGTCATTCTCTAGCTCTTGCTTTAAAAGCCAACCACAAAGATCATCAAAATGGTATCGGGTGTTGATAATGATAATTGAACCGTTAGGCATGATACGGGTTCGTAGACCTGAAGGATACCAATCTTTAATATACTTTCTGCCACTTTCAGAGAATGAATCCTCTTCTGACATTACGTCATCTAGAATTGCGATATGTGCACCACGACCTGCGATCTGTGATCTTACACCTGCAGCGTAGTATGAACCATTAAGATTTGTTTTCCACTTACCTGCTGCCCTAACGTCAGCCCTTAGTGTGACACCCTTAAATATTCTTTGGAACTCTTCAGTGTTAACTACATCTCTGACAGTACGTCCAAAGTCTGATGACAATTGGTCACTATGGGAAACTGACATAATCTCATGGTTAGGTGAATTACCTATGTACCATGCAGGGAAAAGCTTTGAGCATATAACTGACTTTGAACTACGTGGTGGTAGGAACACCATCAACCTTTTGATCTTGCCTTCATGCACGTCCTGTAGTTTCTGAGAAAGAACTTCAATGTGCCTACCCATTTGCCAGTCAGATACCAGCGTAGGCGCAAACATTCTTACAAAGGTCAGGAAGTCATTCTTTGCATTTGCCATTGCCAACTGTTCAAGTGACGATGAAAGCTCTGCAAAGGTTCCTACCCTACCTAGTTCTTCATAGTCATCTGGAAAACTACTTGTCATAAAATGTACCCCACATCATCATCACTACAATATACCCCAACCATGACAAAGTTGGCAAGTAAAAACACCACTTTAAAATGACAAAGAAGATAGGCAAAGCTGTTTTTATTCTTTTCATCATAAAAAATAGATTAACATAGTTGCACATTGTTGCAAAGCATGATATGCTAGGCGAGTCACTGAGGGGGTCTTATAAGATATATAGAGATATATAGAGACTTATATAAAGATTAAAAAAAGATAACAATAATAATATATATAAGAATCTAATAAGAGTCTTATTAGATAGGCGAGGCTCCCACCCAATTCATCATCATGATACCACCCCTGTTTTTTTGGTCTATATGTCACAGGGGTATATTATATATATACATGCTACGCTGTTTTTTGGGTGGGGTGTGTCTTTATAGACACACTAGA